CATTTATATTTATACGATGATGGTGCAGGTAGTTATGTTGACATTACACCTGGATCAAGTTACACGGCTGGCGCACAACACACAACGATCAGCTCAGGAGTGTTTACTTTTGCAGGTATTTGGACAATGGACACGTTTGGCGAAGACTTGTTATGCGTAAACAAGATAGGCGGCAAACTATACAAGCTTGACTTGAGTGCGTATCAAGGTGATGCGACTACGAACGCAGCTGCGGTAACGGCTGCAACGGGCAGCAGTATACCGTCAACGGCCAACGGTATGATTGTAAATCAACAATCAAGACAAGTTATTTTATTCGGTGCTCACGACGGCACTAGCGACGCACCTATGAGAGTGGCTTTTTCTGATTTAGGGACTGACAATGATTTTACAGCAACCCTTGATAACTTTGCTGGGGCTATAGAACTGCAAGGAGGCAACTTATTGTTGGGAGCCATTAGAACTAAAGGACAAATTTTATTGTTTTCTGACACAACAGCTTTTTCTATGACGTTTGTGGGACAGCCTGATGTATTTCAATTCCAAACACTAGCAGACAATGCAGGCATTGTTGGGCCTCACGCAGCGGCAGAACACAACGGAATTGTTTATTGGATGGGCAATGATGGATTTTATGCTTACAGTGGTCAAGTACAGAGTATACCATGTACAGTTGAACGCCATGTATTTGACAACCTTACTAAACAACAAAAATTAAAATGCTTTGCGGGTCTTAATACTAAATTTAATGAAGTGTGGTGGTTCTATCCAACTGGAAGTAATGATGCATCTGACGATATTACCAACTATGTTATATTTAATTATTTAGAAAATGTTTGGTCTGTAGGCACTTTAGTTAGAGGTGCGTGGGCAGCTGAGGGCATCTACGATAATCCTTTAGCCAGCTCTGTTGCCGCCTCTTCTTCTTATTTATACAAACACGAATCGGGCACAGATGACGAGAGTTCTGCTATGGAGTGTTCTATAACTTCTGGAGATATGGACTTGCCTCAAGACGGAGACGACATAATGCACGTGACGGATTTTGTCCCAGATTTTGACGATCAAGTAGGCGACGTTACAGTAACACTAAAATTTAGAGATCATCCAAACGGTACACAACGAACAGAAGAAACAATTACAGCAGCTACAAGCACCACACATCAAAGTATTCGCGCTAGGGGCAGGCAGATGTCAGTTGTAGTTTCAAGCAACGCAACAAGTTCGCATTGGCGCATGGGCGACCATAGATATAACGTACAACCAGATGGGAAAAGAAACACATGATAAAATACAAATGCGAAAAGTGTGATAGTTATACGTGTTCTCATCAAGCTGATATAGAAACAAAATCACAAGAAGCTGTGAAAAATGCAGAACCTTACAAAGGAGAAGAATAATGGCAGGCAATAGATTTAATAGGCTTCCAATGTCGAACGATTTTTTTACATCGGGAGGCTCAGTAACTAACGCTTTAGAAATAATAAGGTTGACGAACGATATCAATAGACTAGGCGCCGCTGTCGAACAAGAACTAATAAGAATGTCACATAAAATATCGGAAGACGACACGCTAAGTATTACTGATCAGTTGGCTTGGTTTATGAATGGAGACTAATAGTGGCAGCACAATTTAAAAATGTTATTACAGAGGTAGACACGACAGGAAGTGGTCAAACTTTACTAACTTGTCCCGATGGTAAAACAATTTTAATAAGAACATTTTACGTTAGAAACAACAACAGTGCTGATTCTACTCACTTTCTTGCTATTACAGATAAATCTGTAGCCTCTTCCACTTCTGTTCCTATAACTGCATTTGCTATAGACGTTTCATCTAGCGTTATTGCTGTAAATAGAATTCCTATAGTTTTGGAGTCTGGTGATTCTTTTCAATTTCAAACCAGTCAAGCTAATCAACAAGTAATTATGGCTTATGCAGAATTAGACACAGGGGTCACACAACGATACAGAGCACAAGCTCAAGTTTTAAGTTCAGGTGTAACGTCTAATATTTTAACGTGCCCTGCGGGATCTACGATACTCATAAATTATTTTAGTTTTTTTAATAATTCAGGGGGCAGTGTTGATAATAACAACATATCAATGACAGATACAAGTGGTTCAACAACAAACACAGTATCGTTTGGCACACTAGCTAATGGATCGGCTTTTTCTTTGCACCAGTCGTTTGTTTTAGAATCGGGGGATAGTCTAACTTGTCTGGCTAGGGACTCTAATATGACATTTTACGTGTCCTACCTTGAAATAAGAAACCCACCAATCAGAGGACAATAATGATTGAAAAACTTGTAGAATACAGTAAATTAGGTGAAATATGGGCATAGGAAGCAAACTCAAAAAATTAGCTAAAAAGATTATACCAAAAGAAGTGTCAAAAGCGGCACCTATTGTAAGTATTTTTAATCCTGGTATTGGCGCTGCGTTAGGTGCTATGGGTGGTCTTAGAGAAGGCAACATTGGTAAAGCTGCTTTGGCTGGGCTAGCAAACTATGGCGCTGGTCGTTTTGCTCAAGGATTGGGTGCGCCATCAATTGGTGGAAATCTTTCTTCTGGTTTAGGTTCTATACTAGGCAACATACCCGGAGTGTCCCAACTTGCAGCTTCCCCTGCTGGACAAGGTGTTGGATCATTCTTTGATAAAGTACAAGCTGTTGGCGGACAATTAGGAAGTGGTCTTGGAACTCGAGCTACTCCACAAAGCGTTGGTGCTCCTTCAGCTGACATTTTTGGGTCAGCTACACAACAAGGAACAACTGGACAGATACAAGATATTTTAAGCAGCTCTCTTTCAGAAGGAACTAAAAAAGATTTAATAAATAATATTCTAGAAGGAGATGTCATAGGCACAGGAGGAGGCGGTTTGTTTCCACAAATGAGCCGCGGACAAATGTTAAAGAGCCTTCTTGGCTTTGGCCTTGGCTATTTTGGCGATAAACAAGCGGAAGACGAGTATGAAGACATGATGAACAGAACAGGATTCAGAGATACTTTAGCACAGATACAAGCTCAAGAAGCAAGTCAACTTCCGGAAGTAAAAGGATTGAAAGCCATGGCGAACGGTGGTAGTGTAGGGTTCGCAAACGGCGGTGAGCCAGCGATGGAAATGGACTATCGTGGTGGTGGCTTTATCCCTGTAGGTGCTAAAGAACGGGCAGATGATGTGCCTGCACGACTATCTAAAAACGAATTTGTAATGACCGCTGATGCTGTAAGAGCAGCTGGAGGTGGCAGCGTTAATAAAGGTGCGAAGAAAATGTACTCATTAATGAATCAATTAGAGGCACGAGCATAATGGCAATACCACAGGCAGACTTTGCAAAATTACCCACGTTTGCACAAGACGCATACAAGAAAATTATTGGACAAGCGGCAAACATAGCAGACAGGCCAATCAACGCCGCTGCTTTGGCACCAGATCTTGATCCGTTTCAACAACAAGCGGGAGCATTACTTACACAAGGCCTAGGGTCTTACGTACCTTATTTAGAACAAGCTGCTCAATATGCAGGGCCACAAGGCGCTGACGCTTTCATGAACCCTTATACTCAAAACGTTGTGGATACTACAACGCAACAACTACAAAAACAATTTGGTCTTCAACAAGCACAAGCTGATCAACGTGCTGTGCAGTCAGGATCTTTTGCCGGAAGTGGCACAAGAGGTGCCGTGTTTGATGCGGCATTAGCAGGAGAACAATTTGACGTGCTTGGCAAGACCGTAGCTGATTTATACAATCAAGGATTTAATCAAGCACAAACAGCATCGCAAGGAGCTGCAGGTATTATAGGAGGACTAGGGCAACAACTTCAGGGACAACGGCTAGCGGACGTTAACGCACTGTTTAACCTTGGTGGAGCAAGAAGAGACGTAGACGCTCAACGAGCTATGTATGGTTTCCAATTGCCTACAAGTCAAGCCAGCTTCCTACAACAAGCCTTTATGGGTATGCCTATGTTCCAAGCCCCAGCTGCACCTAACCCATTACAATCTGGTATCTCACTAGGTGGCATTATGGGTGGCTTCGGTGGTTAAGGTATTACAAAGATCCCTATTTAATAAACAAGTGCATGAACACTATGGCACAGGAATAGCTTCTGGGTTGGCCGACGAAAGGCCGGGGTTCGCAATGGGCGGACGGGTTAACTTACAACAGGGTGGGGATCCTGTAGATGAATTGACAAGTCAGTCTGAAGCAAGAGAACAACTACAAAGTTTTGTAGATGATTCCTTTGACGCTCTTTCAAACGGATTACAGAACGCCATGGTCACAGAGTATTTAAGTAATTTAGATGCTATAAAAGGTTTAGATAAGTCTGCACAGAAAGAATATTTTAATAATTTTGTTAATCAATGGTATGGAACTCTTCCCGACGACGTTGTAAATTTTATTAAAGAAGGCGCACAAAAAAACGGCCTGCCTCAAGCAAAACAATTATATCAAGAGATACAAAAAACACTGAAAGAAACATTTAATGAAATAGGAACTTATGAAACCAAAGTCTATATGGACAGTGTTGCAGACAGTGGACAAGCTATGCCTAACTTTGAAAGTGAGTTACAAGGTTTTAACAACACATACGGGGGTCAAATAGGCGGTTTATCAGAAATAGCCGGCAAAGATTTAACTCCTGGAAAAACAAAAGAAGAAACACAAGTAGCTGAAGGAGACCCTGAGTTTAGCATAGTCCCTCCTCCAAGACCAGAAATGCAGCAAACAGGCCTTATGGGTTTGGATCAAACGGGAGAAGATTTTAGAAAGAAGTATGTTGACTACTTACAGCAACTGCAAGAGGAAACAGGGGTAGCAGATAAGAGAAGAAGAGAAGCAGTAGAAGCAGGCTTCTTTAATTTGGGTGCTGCAGAACCTGTTCAAGAAGGTCAATCTTTAGTTCAAGCAGGGATAAGAGCGTTTAGAGATCCTATGGCAGCCTTAAGAGCTCAAGAAGCTGTGCAAGCAGAAGATATTTACAAACGTGGTGCGGACGTCTTTGATCAAGCTTTATCTCCATCAGAGTCTGCAAATGTATTATTAATTGAAAGATTAGTTGCTGGGGGAATTCCAGAAGCTCAAGCGCTCGACATTGTAACGGGCTTGGCTCAAGCAAAAGCTGATCAACTTGAAAGAGTACTTGGCGACCAGCAAATTATGAATCAAATAAATCAATTAATGCAAGGTGTAGAGGACGGGGAAGGAAACATATCTGATCCAATGTCGTTCCCTGACGCTGTAAGATCAATAACTGGCATGGACTTATTACAAGGAGCTACAGATATCGTAACACAGCCAACACTTACAGCTGGCACCATAGGCCAGGTTCAAGGAATGACTGGCGGAAAAGACGGAGGCAGGGTTGGCCTACAAGACGGAGGCGAAGCATTAACAGAAGCTATGACTCAAGAGCAAATGGGGCCTACAGCTATAAACGCCGGGTCTCCTTCAGTATCTCCTATGTCTTTTGATGAATTAAGAGAAAAACTTCCTAGTTACATTAGTGACGACGTTGTAAAACTTTTATCTGAAAATCCTATGGCTTTAATGGAATTAGCACAGGCACAAACAGATAGAGATCTTAAAGATTTTGAAAAGAAATATCAGGTAGATGTGACCATGCCATTAGCAGAATCAGAGGTCGATTATACCGAGGCGGTATAATGGTCAGAGAAAAAGAAAAAAATTATATTCTTGGAACTGAGTTAGGGACAAAGGGTCCTGAGTTTAATGTTTTTGAAAAGATAGGTTTGGGTATAGCCTCTGGCGCTTTAAAAATACCAGAAGCCATCGCTGAATTGGGGGCTGGTTTTATTGACTACGCTCTTGACACAAATCTTGTTTCAGCTTTAGAAAAGAATTTTCCTAAAATAAATGTTACCGATGGTGTTGGAAAGTTTGTAGAGATAGTTCTTCAATACGGTGTTCCATATAGTGCCGCCTTAAAGATAGGAGGCAAACTGCATGGAATGAAAAAATTAAAAGATCTAGGTCAGAGTTCTAGTAAAATTTCTAAAATAGCTGGCAAGATGGGGTACTATGGTCTTCCAGCTGTTGCAACAGACACTTTAGTGGGAGCTGCGAGAGATGTTACGTTAGGAGAAACATTTGGGCTATACAAAGGATACGAAGAGGGAAGAAAAGGAAAAGTTGGACAAGAACTTGCGGGAGAAGTTCTAAAACAAAGAGCCTTGCTCGGATTAGAAGGGGGCGCTTTAGCTGGACTAATTACAACAGCCTTACCGCCAGCTTTAAGTGCTACAGCGACTGGAGTAGCTAAAGGGGCAGGTTATGTAAGCAGGGGGGTGTCACCAATAATCAATCCTGTAACGAAACTTGTGGGCAATTCTGTTGTAGGCACTGGAGCACGAAAAACATTAGATGCAATAAAATTTGCAAAAGAAAAAATAGATCCTCTTTCTTTAAATCAATTAAGGTTTCAAAATTCAAGTCAAATGAATTTGTTTCAAAGATTTAAAAAAAGAGTTGGAGATTTAATTACTCCGCAAGGTCCTATGACGAGACAACAGTTTGAAAGTTTTCAAAATTTAGAAAACACTGTTAAATCAGTAAGGGGAGATTTAAATTTTTTTATACCAAAGGTAGAAAAAGAAATAACAAAAGCTATAAAAACTTTGTCACTATCTAGGGGAGAATCTTTAACTAAACAAAAAGCAATACTAGAAGACGTAGCAAGTGCGTTAGATCCTCAAACTGGCAAAGGTTTAAAAAGTTTTAAAAGTAGAATGCAAAACATTTTTGGAGTAGAGGAATCAAAAAATCTTATTGACGCGGTTATAAATACAAAAGTATTTGCTGACGATTTAACCACTAAAGTAATTAACAATTTTGCAACCCCGGTTTTAGGAAAAGGGGGTAAAGTTATAAGAGAAGAAATTGGAGAAGAAATTTCTGGTCTGCTCAATAGGCAAATAACGACCGCATATAAAGCTTTCGACAGAAGTTCTGGATTTAAATTTTCTGGTAAAACATTTGAACAAAACAAAAAGGCAGCAATTGACGACGCAGTTGACGAACTAAGTAAAGGGGTCATGAAAGGCAAAGGGAAAGATAACGTAAGAGCTCAAGCTAAAAAAGAAGTGGAACAGTTGATTAGACTAGCAGAGAACAGTGGAACCGAGGGAAGTTTCTTTTTTAGAATAAAAGATCTAAAGGAAACTAGGCCGAAAGAATACTATCTTAGTATTTCAAAAGAAATGGCGGAAAGAAGAAGTTTTAACATACCTAATTCCAAGTATGCTTTAAGTTTAAAAAACTTATTGGGAGGCGAACTAGATCCAACAAAAGCCTTCACTAATAAATACATGGCTATTGCGTCTCAGTTAGGGCAGAAAAAACACATAAACCAAATGGTCAGATTTAACGATAACCTTGGCCCCGCTGTTGCAGGAAGAGCAGAAAAATTTATGTTCACCCCAACAAAAACAAAAGAAAAATTGTTGAAAGAAGGGGTTGATCCAGCAACTGCTCAAAATATAGTAAATGATGATTTGGTTCAACAGATAGCAAAAGAATTTAATATCGCTCCAGAAACTGTAAATTTGTCAAGATTAGACCCATCAGCACTTACCAAAAACATGAAAAACTCAGAGGATATATTTGGAATATATGATTCTATAAACCCTTTGAAAAGCGCTGCGAAAAGTGTGGGAGGTTATCACACAAGTTCAGGTGTAGCGCAAGCTTTAGCAGGAGTTGAAAACTACACAGACTTTTTAGTCAACTTACCTCTGTACAAAACGTTTTTAATGGGCAAGGCTGGCACACAAGTCGGTAAAACTATTCTCAGCCCTGTAACACAAATTAGAAACTTTACTTCTGCTGGATTTTTTGCCCTTCACAACGGACACATAGGAAACCCCTTCGGTTTTAAAAAAGGAACTTTTTCATTTGCTGACGTATTAAAACAACACGTGGAGGAAATATTTCCGGACGGAGTTACAAATCAAAGGTTAAAAGAATTGGCTTTAGAAGCGTCAAGAAAAAATGAGTTAGGGGTAACAAGTGGTAGTATTGTTCAAAGAGAGATAGACGACTTATTAAAAGATGTTGCAAAAGATGGAGCAGCTTACAAAACAACAGAGGACATATTTAATAAAATATTTAGATCTCCAACTTTTAAAGAAACTTACAATAAAGCTCAACAGTTCTACACTAAAGGCGATGATATGTGGAAAGACTACGGATACAGATTTACTTTGTCACAGTTAGGAAAAGCGTTTGACGGAAAAACAGATAACCCTGCTACAATAAAACTTATTGAAAAAGCACACTTGCAAGTTTTTGGTAGACGGCCAAATGTAACAAATGAACTTGGAAAATTAAAAAGTAAAGATGAGTTGTTGGAAGAGTTTTCAGCAGAATATATCAAGAACACATACCCTAATTATCAATATGTTCCAACTGCGGTTAAAGAATTAAGAAGACTTCCAATAGGTAACTTCATTTCATTTCCCGCAGAAATATTAAGAACTTCTGGAAACCTAGTGCAACTGACAGGAAGAGAGTTAGCAATAAATACTGGAGATGCGGCAGTGGATGCTTACTTTAGGCAGATGGGATCTAGAAGATTAATAGGACAAATGGCTGGTTATGCAACTGGTCCAGCACTAGCAGCGTATTCGTTAAAAGCTTTGGGCATGACAGAAGAACAGTCGGACGCTTTGAAGGAAGACAATGTTGCAGAATGGAACAAGTTTAGTGATTTAATTATTATAGATAAGAAAAAAGAGAAAGACGACAACGTTAAATATAGATATTTAAATTTTGCATATCAAAACCCTTACGACTATATAAGAGCTCCTTTCTACACTTTCTTTGGTAGAATGGCTTCAGGAAAGAAAATGGAAGAGGAGGACATGAATAGATTTGTTAATAGTAGCTTTGAAGCATTTAGATCTTTGTTTGAACCTTTTATAGACGAGGCGATTCTAACAGAACGTATAAGTGATTTAATTTTTAGAGGCGGCAGAACAAGAAGAGGTTCTTTAGTGTTTGATGAAAATGACGAAATAGGTGACAGGCTTGCTAAAGGTTTTGGTCACATTGTTAAAGGTGTTTCACCTGGAGTGCTTACACAAGTGAGCAATGTTGCGTCCGCTGTTGCGCAAGACGAAACAAGATACGGCAAACAATATAAATTAGGGGATGAACTGTTAGCGCTGTTGTCTGGTGTCAGAGTGTATGAAGCTGATATAAAAAATAATTTAAATTACTCTGTTAATGATTTTAGAAGAGCAAACTTTGTAAACAAACGAAACGCAGGCGCTTTAATTTTTGCAGCAAACGTTACTCCAAACACCATATCATCTGCGTATCAAGAATATGTTGAAGAATCCTATAAGACATACAAAAAAACCAGGAAGATAATTGACGATGCAATAAAACTTGGCGTGCCTGAACTTTCTGTTTTTAGAATATTAGAACAAAGGAAAGTGCAAAAAGATATTGTCAACACGTTAAGAAGTAAAAAATTTATTCCACCTAATTATATGACGTTTTATAACGATCAACGGTTTCAAAATATTATAAGAGAACGAGGAAGAGCTGGATTAACACTTTTTCCTTTTAGAGAACTAGAGGGTATTCGATCACGTTACTTTAACATAGATTTATTTAAATCTTTAAATGATGTAAAGAGAACAATAGACAGACAAGCAGCTCCAACAGTCTCTCAACAAGGGACAACAGCGCAAGCACCAGGGCTGACGGCCAACGTTCCTCCTGTCGGTTCAGCACCTCCTGGCGGCAATCAACTGGCGGGCTTGACACAAGGAGCGCCACAAACTAAAACTGTAAGAGAACGTATATTAGAAGATGATCCTTTATTTAGAGGCATAGCATGACGGATGATGACACAAAATATACATTAGAGGCTCACTTAAAAGAATGTGAGCTGCGTTATCAAATATTTGAAGAGAAGTTGGATAACTTAAACGAACACCAACAACGCATTAACAAGCACACATTTGAACTGCGTCAGATGATGACATGGTTCATGGGAGCTGCTGCATCTTTCGCAGCTATCTCCCTTCTCCTTGGAATAATTTATTTAGTTAAAGAAATAGTATGAAGCTATCAGACAACACGTCCATCTCTCTTCCAGCACGTAACTTACTTGCTATACTTGCAGCCGTTGCAATTGGCACCATGAGTTATTTTTCTGTGATTGAGCGCTTAAATAAAATTGAAACTACGTTGCAGTTGATGGAGAAAGATCTAGAAGCAGCCAATACTTTTATTGATTCTGTCCCCAAGGGAGGCATGGTCAGTCCACAAGTCCAAGAGCTCTACATGTTGGTCGAGTACCTTGGTGAGAACGTAGACAAGCTCAAAGAACAAATGGAAGCAGAGATACCTATGATACTAAAGAACGATATGGTTATACAGTTTCACGAAGAGAGATTGATAGACCTGGAGGAGAGAAAGAATGGAAACCATTAAAGTTGTATTTGCAATACTCATGATACAAAATGGTTCAACCATAGAAATGGTGCCTACTGAAGGACTCACAGATTGCTTGAAACAGAAACGTGTTATCTCTCGCAATATTGGAGAAGATCAAGAAGGTATTTATATGCAGTGCAAAGAAGTCACTGCCTCTTTGTATGAAGACATGGGCCGACTCAAAATTAAAAAAATTATTGACTAATTACATTCCTAATTTTTTCATTGACTCTTCTAATCTTTTTTCTCTTGGTGTTGATTGACTAATATAACCTTGAACCCACATGCAACCATCAGCGTCCACAATGAGAAACACAATGCCATCATCAGGATAATCTCTTTGATTGGCTCTTAAAGTTGCACCAGATATCCTAGTTTTTTTAGTGTCAATGTAATTTAAGGATTTGACATCAGCTCTTAAAAGTTTTTTAGTCTTTCTACTTTCTATAACTATATCAAACTGACCATGATACTCTGAATTTGGATAGACGTTGTAGCCCGCTTCTAATAGTTTAGAGACGGCAAAATGTAAAGCAATGTTTCCCTTGGTGTGACCAGAGTTATCCGACAAACCTAATCATAGCCATTCTTTCAGCTCCTCGCCTAATATTTCATTAGCTATGTCTATTTTTTGTCTTAAAGCGGCAACAATTTTTTCGTCAACAGATTCTTCACAGATGATGTCAACATAATTTACTTTGTCTGTTTGTCCTATTCTATGCGCTCTGTCCTCCGACTGCAGTCTTTTCTCTAGATCATAACTATTAGAATAGTATACGACAGTTTTAGCTGCAGTCAAAGTAATCCCGTACCCTCCCGTTTGAGGGTTACCAATAAAAAAACGGACTGGAGAATCTGGATCTTGAAAATTATCTATGCTGGTCTGCCTATGTTTTTGTTTTGTTCCACCATAATACGTGCAAAAAGACCCTTCACCAAACCTTTTGCCAATTTCTTTTGCTATATTTTCTATGTCTTGCACATAATTAGACCAGATAATTACCTTACCCTCACACTCTTCTAGAACATCTAATAGTTCTGACATCCTATTATTTTTAACTGCCGTAATTGTGCCATCATCTGCCTTAAAATGGCCACAAGTTATTTGATGTAGTCTTAGCATTTGAGTCAAGACATTCATTGTCGAACAAACTTTTTTATTCAATTCTGCAAGAGCGATAGACTTCATAGAATTGTACAGTCGTTTTTGTTCTGCTGTCATTTGAACAACGCGCTTCTGATACACCTTATCTGGCAAATCAAGACAATCTTCTTTTAAAATCCTGTAAGAAAAATCAGACACAACAGATGAAAGCTCGTCAAGATTTCTATAACTGTCATTCGGTCGAACTATCTCTACCCTGTAACCGTTTACATGAATAGTAGTCATGTTAGCGTATCGCATTCTAAACGAATTAAAAGTGTCGTGTCCTAACAACTCGGAGTCTAAAAATCCACATTGAGAATACAAATCCAAAGGACTTTTAGTAACAGGGCTTCCTGTCATAATTCTTTTATAGTTTGCATGACGGCCAACGGACGATATGTTTTGAGTTCTCGCAGCTGAAGGAGTTTTTATTGACGTGCTTTCATCAACAGCCATCAAAGTTTTATACGCCCACAAAAACTTAGTAGCCTCTTCTTTGCCTGGGGCAGTAGAAAAAGATTCGACATTCATTACAAAAAACGTCAGACAAGGGTCTCTTGTTTTATCATAAAGTTGAGACAACATTTGTTTGTCTTCTTTTGTTCTTGAACTTGGAGCAACCCAATAAAACGTTCTGCAGTTAATGTGATCGGGGACATGTTTAGGTATCTCTTGTTCTACCCAGTTTTTATATACACCTTTAGGGGCTACAATTAAGGCCGCATCTATGGCTCCTTTATCGTAAAGCATAGCAATATTGTCCAACAATATCTTAGACTTACCTGTTCCCATTTCACAGAACAGAGCGTAATTTTTCTTGTCCCAACTGCTTTCCAAAGCCTTCATTTGATGCTCGTAAGGCTTCGTCTTAAATTTATATTTCATAATTATTGTCTTGCTTTCTAAAAACAATATAATAAGTATGGAACATAATTAGTCAAGAAAGAAAAGATATGACGGTCTATTGCGTGCAAGAGCCTCCGGGAACAGCTAAAGGTATGCCAAAAGTAAATGTAACTAAAGCGTTGCATTTTGGCAACATAGAGTTTTTGTTTTCAGAGCGTGCGCAATTAGTGTACAGTAGCGGAGCTTTAGTAAGAGAATTAAGGAAAAAACTTGAGAAATTTAATGACGAAGATTATTTACTTCTTTTGGGTGATCCTGCTATCCTTGCTACTACTGGTGCTGTAGTTGCAGATGTCAACCAAGGTAAATTTAAAATGTTGAAATGGGATCGTGAATCTGCTAAGTACTATCCTTTAGAAGTTAATTTATATCAGAAAGAAAATAATTATGAGCAAGATAGATTTTGAACAGGACCAAATAGAAGCGGTCTCAAATAACGATGCAACTTCAATTGGAGATTTGTGTCAAGAATTAGTCGACATGGAAGCTGAAGTCACAGCTCTTAAAGACTTACTCAAACAAAAACAAGAAGACGTCTTAGAACTTAAACAAGTTAAAATTCCTGCATGGATGCAAGAGAAAAACTTGTCGCAATTAAAATTAAATGATGGCAGTTCTATAGAGGTCAGTAATTTTTACGGAATTTCGATACCAAAAGATCCTGATGCCAGGGCTAATGCGTATCAATGGCTTCGTGACAATAACCTTGGAGATATTATCAAAAATGAAATAGCTGCAAGGTTCGGTCGTAACGAGGACGGGAAGGCGTTGGATTTTGCCAAGTTAGCCACCGCAAATGGTTATGAGGTTGAACAAACTTTAAAAGTTGAACCTCAGACCTTAAAAGCAACTCTGAAGGAACTACACCAAAAAGGTGTGGCTCTGCCACCTGAAGAGACATTTAAAACGTTTGTGGGCAGACAAGCAAAAGTAACAAGGAAAAAATAATGACAAATAAAGTAACAAAGACAAAGGCCAACGGACAAGTGATGCCGGCGGTTAGTTTAGACTTAGTGCAAGCTGATGCTGAGTCAATTAGTGGGCTAGAAAATGCTAATAGCCCAGATGATCTGGCGCTACCTTTTTTAAAGGTACTGAGTCAGTTATCCCCGCAATGCAATAAGACTAGCAACTCGTTTGTAGAAGGGGCAGAACCCGGAATGATCTACAACACTGTTAGCGGTAAACTTTATGATGGAGAAGAGGGCATAGATATTGTGCCATCTTTTTACAAAAGAGAGTATATCGAATGGGGAGAAAGAGGCAAAGGCAGTGGAGCGCCTATTGCCATACACGATGCAAACTATGACATCTCACAGGCTCCAAGGGATGCAGGTTTTCAAAACAGATTACCAAATGGTAATATTGTTGAGGAGACAGCAAACCATTTCGTTCTGGTATTGGACGGAAAAAGTTCTGAGCAGGCTTTAATTACAATGAAGTCAACTCAGAGAAAGGTGTCGCGAAAGTGGAACTCAATGATGAAAAGTCTTACCATGCAAGGTAAGAATGGTTCATTCACACCGCCATCGTACAGTCATGTTTACAGATTGAAAACTGTACCACAGTCCAATGCAAAAGGGACTTGGTTTGGTTGGGACGTATTTAAAGTAGGTCCTGTTCAAGATGCAAATGTGTACGAAACCGCAAAACTTTTTGCACTTGGCGTGAGTAAAAACTCCGTGAAAGTCGAGCATCAAGAAGAGGTGAACGTCACAAAAAAAGCGGAAGCTTTTTAAACTAAAGGGCGGCATTTTTGCCGCCCTTTTTTTGTGGTGATTCATGCAAGACAGATTTCTCATAGGTAAAATATTTAAAGGTAACGAAGTAGCCTACGGCGTCTTTAGACCCGCGAACGAAAAAGATGAACGCGGAAAAGAACAAGGCGGTCAAGGTTGGGGCCACACTGAACAACTGTCCACTGACACAGAAGTTTGGAAAGGGCATCTAGAGGGCACACAAAGCATAGGCACAGTGCCCGTGGATCATGAAGGAGAGTGCCATTGGGGTTGCATAGACATAGACACCTACAAAAATTTTAATCATGTGCATTTAATTAAAAGTATAACAAGGGCAAAACTTCCCTTTGTGGTTTGTAGGTCAAAGAGCGGCGGAGCTCACGTCTATTGTTTCTTTAAGAATGCAGTCAAAGCAAAAGACTTGCAGAAAAAATTAAAACAAGCGAGTGCTCTTCTTGGATATAAAGATGCAGAAATTTTTCCAAAACAAAATAAACTATTGAGAGGTCAGACAGGAAACTATGTCAACGCTCCGTATTTTAATGAAAAGAATTGTCAGAGGTACGCACTAAAACTAGAGGACAGCGGCTTAAAAATACTGTCTTTAGAAGAATTTTACGCTGAATATGAAGAGAAGGCTCTCACAAACATAGACGATTTAAATGTACAGACAGACATAATATTTCCAAAAGGCCCTCCTTGTAATAATTGTATAGCCCTTAATGGATGTAGTGAGGGGGGCAGAAATAATTTTTTGTTTAATTGTGCAGTCATGTTGAAAAGAATGCATGAGGAGAGCAAAGAGGACTGGTTGATGGAACTTAGAAACATTAACCAAAAATATATCGATACACCACTCAACGAAGTAGAGTTATCTAGAATATATGCGTCAGTGACAGGACACATGGAGCACGAAAATAGACAGGTGTTGGGAGACAACGTAGAGCTAGAAGAGGCAGACAATTCTAACTACCACTATTTATGTAAGCAAGAACCTATGAGTAGTTTTTGCGACAGGGTCACTTGTATGTCAAGGAAGTTTGGCGTTCAACGGACAACGGAAGAGGGCGATGGTTACCCAGTGATTGCGTCCATAGACAAAGTCTATGATGAGCCAATATTTTATTACATAACTTTTGAGAACGGTGTTGTGGCTCGGATGGAGGCGGACGATATATTTGAAGAAAAGAATTGGAGAAAAAAAGTTGGACTTATTTTAGATGCAAAGCCCCCAGGACTTGGTGCGGCTAATTTTGACGATTGGATGCGCACTCAAATGAGAGATCGCATGACACACGTTCAATTGCCAGAAGGTGTCGGTCGATACGATAGAATTAAACAATCTATAAACGATTGGTTTACCGGTACAGGAGCAGGGGACGACAATACAAGTTTATTAAAAGGGTCTTCATGGTATGATGAAAAAAAGAAAGTAATTTATTTTAAGTATTCGGATTTATATAGCGCTTTAGTTTCTGTCAAAGCTATACGAGAAACTCCGAAAGAATCTTCAACGCTCATGGACTTTTTAAAAAGACCGGCAGAGGGAGACAACCCAGGCCTTGGTGCAACACAAGCCAGATTAAATATTGGGGGCAAAACAAAGTTTGCTTGGGCCATCAAAGAAGAAAATTTAAATTTAGAACAGGCAGAACTTGAGCCAAAAGAAATTATTAAGGAGGAACCACTATGAGTGTTAAATTAAAAGAGGCAGAAAAAATATTTGGCCCGCCAGGAACAGGGAAAACAAGACGACTAATCACTAAAGTTAGTTGGCTAATCAATGAAAAGAAAATAGATCCAGGAGACATTTGTTACATAACATTTACAAACAAAGGCATTGATGAAGTTCGAGAAAGATTAAAAGTCACAAAACAGACAGATGGTTATGATTCATTTGCAACGATCCACGGACTATGCAACGGATTTTTAAAAGGTAAAGAATCTCGTTTAGTCAAAGAAGCTGATTTTGAATATTGGGCTAAGAAAGAGGACGGCGATCTTAAAAAAGAATTTGGTGGCGACCTAGATAATAATTTTGTTATACAAGTTTATAACCTTTATCGTGTAGCCAACATTTCTTTGCGAGAAGCATTTACAAAATTAAACGAAAGAAATTATAAGTGGAACAGGCTTGAGGGGTATGTAAAGAGTTGGGAATTTTACAAACAAAACAATAAGTTACACGATTTTACTGATCAGATACTCAACGCTTTGGACGTGGATAGGTTCAAAGAATATAAAGCTGTGTTCTTAGATGAGGCCCAGGACTCCTCCTGGTGTCAATGGCAAGTAATTAAAAAACTTATGGACAAAGGCTCTGTTGAATATTTGTATATTGCAGGGGACGATGACCAAGCAATCTTTGATTGGAACGGCGGCGAAGTTAAATATTTTTTAAATGCGTACACTTCTGTTTGTAAATCAAAAGTTTTAGAGAAGTCATACAGACTAACGAACCAGCACATACATTTTGCAGAACAAATAAGTTCTGACATAAAATACAGACAAGAGAAGGAATATCATTCTGATCATGAACACTCTGGTGAAATTCATTACACAGATAGATTTTCACAAATTCCTATCAAAGACGGACAGAGCTGGACAATCATGGTGACCGGTTCTTCTGTCATGTCAGAGTTAAAAGATCTTTTGATACGGCAAAGGGCTTGGTTTGTACAGACAACGGCCAAGGGTTACGTTCATTATCCTGTTGGCGCAAAGATTATAGCTGCGTTAAAATGTTTTTTTACTTTGCAAGGAGATAAGTATGTTACGCGATCAGACCTTTTAAATTATAGAACATTGGTCAAACCAAAAAACTTTAAGCCTAAACAATGGGAGGAGCTCGATCCAGATCAGTTATACAAAGCGCAGGACTTAAAAGATATGTTTGGTCTAGACTTTTCTGTTGATTGGAAAGAGGCGTTTGCGAATGTAAACAACCCAGAATGGAACAGAAAGAAAAAATATATAATGGATTGCATTGATCAAGGTGTTGATATTTTTGATAAAAAGCCTAAGATAAAACTTTGTACAATACACAGCATGAAGGGCGGAGAGGACGAAAATACAGTTGTTGTAGGCAACATGGAAATGCCTTTCCATAAAAAGTATAAAAGTTTTGATCATGTTGAGAAAGACACAATTAAAAGAATGTTTTATGTTGCATGCACAAGAGCCAAACAAAGGATGTATATTTACATGTGTCCTAGTTTAAAATTTCGTTTTGATTTTGACAAAATGTACAGAACATACAAAGACAGAAAGGAAGTAGCATAATGGGATGGAGAGATGTGCAAGTCGATGGTGCTCACTACAAAGCTTTGAGCATACAACCCACAGATTATATTGTAAAAAATAAGTTGGGTTGGAGAGAGGGCAACATTGTTAAATACATAACTCGTCACTCTGAAAAAGGAAAAGCAAAAGACGTTAGAAAGATAATACATTTCGCTTTAATGATTTTGGAGGATGAGTATGGAGAAGAATACCAAATTAAATCTGTGGACTGAGTGGATGTTTGAAGAAAATTTTCCAGATTTGTCACAAGAAAAATATCTCGCGGTTGACTTAGAGACCTGTGATACAAAACTATTAACTCACGGGTCTGGTTGGGCGACAGGTAACGGGTATGTAACAGGATTTGCGTTAGCTACAAAAGACTGGCAGGCGTACTATCCAATAGCTCATGAGAAGGGCCGAAACATGGATCCGGACAAAGTCATTCCTTGGATTAAAAAGACACTGTCCTACAACATGCCTAAAATATTTCACAATGCCTCCTATGATATAGGTTGGCTAAGACACATGGGCATAACCGTCAATGGTACTATACACGACACCATGATTTCAAGTGCTTTAATAGATGAAAATAGATTTTCGTTTACTTTGAATAGTTTAGCTAAAGATAAATTAGGTACCACAAAGAACGAGGACGAGCTTATAGCGTATGCTCAAAGCGCAGGTATCGATCCAAAGAAAGAAATGTATAAAGTGCCTGCTCTATATGTAGGACATTACGCGGAACAAGATGCACGGCTCACGTACGATTTGTTTTTTTATAATCAAAAACAAATAGACGAACAAGGTCTCGAGCAGATATATGATCTTGAGACCAGACTACAGCCTTGCTTGATTGACATGAGGGCAAAAGGCGTAAGAGTTGACTTGGAAGCAGCACAAAGAGCAAAAAAAGATTTAATTATTGATGAAGAGGCCGCGTTGTTTCAGATAAAAAAGTTATCTGGTGTTGATGTAAATGTTTGGGCGGCGGCTTCTGTTGCTAAAGCGTTTGACAAAATGAACATTACATACGACAGGACAGCTACAGGCAAGCCAAGCTTTACTAAAAACTTTTTGGTAAAGCATAAATCAGATCTTGCACAATTGGTCATAAAAGCCAGGGAATCAAACAAAGCACACACAACATTTATTGACAGCATCATGCGTCACCAGCACAATGGACGGATACATTCTGAGATACATCAAATGAGAAGCGATGACAAAGGCACAGTGACCGGTCGATTTAGTTACAGCAACCCAAACTTACAGCAGATTCCTGCCAGGAATAAAGAAATTAAGAATAAGATCCGTTCTTTGTTTATACCAGAAGAGGGCAAGAAGTGGGGGAGCTTTGACTATTCACAGCAGGAGCCACGAATGGTGGTGCATTTTGCAGAGAGAGTTAACGAAGCGGACGGTTTTACGTATGAATCAAAACGACCGAGCATGGATACAAAGCATTTTATTCAAGGGTACAAGTCAGGCGACGCAGACTTTCACGATATGGTTGCAGAGATGGCGAACATAGAAAGGTCGGCGGCTAAAACAATCAACCTTGGTTTGTTTTATGGCATGGGTCGAGGTAAACTAAAAGAAACTTTAGGCATTAATGATGAGACAGCCGAAATATTAATTAATGATTACAATGATAAAGTTCCGTTCGTTAAACAGTTATCACAGCGCGCGATGGAGTCGATGGAGAGTAAGGGTTATGTGACCACGGTCTACGGCCGACGGTGCCGTTCTTTTGGTTTCGTTCCTATTAGATGGGGCGTCTCTGGTTTTTATAAGACAGAGAAAGAGGCCGAGGACGCGTTAGGCAAGTATGGCTATAAAAAAGCATACACATACAAAGCATTAAACAAATTAATTCAAGGATCGTCCGCCGATCAGACAAAGAAAGCAATGGTAGACTTGTACGAACAAGATGGTATCATACCTCACATACAAGTTCATGATGAACTTAACATATCTATTGAAGGTAAAGAACAAGCTGAAAGGATCATTAAGGTTATGGAGCATTGCATTAAACTCAACGTACCAAGTAAAGTTGATTGTGAGATCGCAGACAACTGGGGTGATGCAAAAGGTTCGTGACCGACGACAACATTATATATTTTTCACTGTGTCCAGGGTGCAATAAGATGACGACGATGAAACCTTATGGCAAAAAGAAAAATATTTTTTACTGTCAGCATTGTAAGACACAATACAAACAGCACATCAACGGCAAGATTGTGTACATACCTTTGCATGTTGCTGATTTATTAGAGCAAACAATCAAAGATCATTATAAGAACAACCCAGATGCAGAGCCAGAAGCAGAGTTAAATTTTTCAATAGATTTTGAGCCTGATATAGATTTTGACCCGGACGAGACTACTTAATATCTTTTATGTGATCAAGCATCAGACCTACAACAGTTGAGGGTCTTCCATCTGAATGATACGTTGCGCAAGAAACCAACTCTTCAAGAGGTGTTCCGTGTTGCAAAGCAACAGATACAAGGCGGCCTATTTCTGTAAGAATATCAAAGCGTTCCGTGCCAGACTTGCCTCCACCATTGATCCAAACTTCTTTTATCTTGTTGTCTGAGAAGGACATAGTAATTACATACGGCATGCCGTTTGCGTCTCTTATGGTTTCTTTATAACAAGGTCTGTGGTCTTCTAGTTCCTGTCGCATATTGTACCTTTCTTGTTGACAATTTATTAGAATCTACTATATCTTGGGGTACATTACAACAAAATATGGAGGGTTTCCATGATTTTAGAGGATGATTTTCCAGTGCATAGTTTCGTACTGGCCGGTGAAGCCGCAAGTTTGAAAAGTAAAGTTGATCTTTTAGAGCAACAGAACAAACAGCTTCGAGATCAAGTAAAAGAACTTGAAGTTTGTTTAGAACAAGCTGTCGGTCCCGTCCGCTATCAGAATGCTCTGTAAAATATAAAAAATAGAAAGGTAAAAGAATGCCCGACATTCGGAAGTACAGTTCTGTCTCTGTGAATAAAAAGACATACAAGGAGCTCGTGGCTGTGGCTGAAGCTTTAACGGACAAACTTGGTATAGACATGTCTATTTCTAAAACAATAGAACATCTCGCTACACAAAAAGCAAAGCAGTTAAAGTTGAATGGCCATTCAGAATCTTAAATCTTTAATTACAGAAAGGTATCCCTATGCTGAAGTTCGTCGTAAAAAAGTTAATGGAAAGCGTTACTATGAAGGACAGAATAAGCTTCTTCCCTCAGTTACGACTATACTCTCAGCTAGTAAGTCAGAAGAAGACGAGAAAGGTCTC